CTCTCGATGAATCAATAATTGAATGATGGTCAGCAGAACCTGTTCTATTTTTTATCCAAACAAAATCAGGAGTAAATCCAAGCCCAAACTCATAAGTAACATTTGAATCCGTACCATTGTAAGTTCTCATATCATCATTACTATTCCCTTCAAATCTATAACTTGCTACTAATGGGTTTTCATTATACAATGTAGTTACTTCACTTGCTGATAACACTTTGTTGAATATTCTTACTTGGTCTATTGTTCCACTAAAATTTGAGCTGTTCGCAGCATAATTACCTATATTGTTTCCATTAGTAGTACTTTGAGTTACTAAATTATAGGTCCAATCCATACCTGAATCATAAACACCATCAATAAAACATTTAGTTTTAATAGTTTGACTACCATCATAAGTAAATACAAAATGATGCCAAGCCCCATCATTATAACCACCTGCAGTTGATTGAGCATTATTAGCCGATTGTGCAGTACCTGCCCAGTTATTAACACAAATTTTACCTGCAGGAGAAAAACTGTTATCTATTCTAATATGAAATGTATTATTACCAGTTTGTTTTGCAAACATATAAGAACCATTTGCAGATGTTGTTTTAAACCATAAACTATAACTTACAGTTTCGCTTTCTGCACCAAAGTTATCTGGTATATTTATTTTACTTGTTGAATCTGTAAATATCGCACCTTGTCCATATCTTCCTGCTGCATATTGTATCGCAGTTCCAGTTCCGTTATAGTTACCACTTAAATCATCTTCATTGTTTTCTAATCTATATAAAGCAACACAAGATGTATCTCCTAATACTTGTAGTGTGTCTGTTGTATCTACATTTAATGGATCTAATGATTCTACTGTTGCTGCTGTTTCTGCATATAGTGTTGAAACTTGTGATGCTGATAATTCTTTGTGGAATATTCGTAATTGGTCTATCTTACCCTCAACACAAACACTTCCTGAACTGTTTCCTGCACCTACATCATTGTTAGAATTATTTGCATATAAACTTGTATTACTACCAGTATATTCTAAAGAACCATTTCTATATATTTTAAAAGGATTTCCATTACTAAATGTAATTACTATATGATACCATTGTCCTGTATTAAAACGCAGACCGTGGTCAAAATACCCACTATTACCTATATAACACCAATCGTTGTTATTAGGTGAAGAAATTCTAAATATGATTCTGTTTGTTTCATCAAGCTCCATCAAGTGTTGTTCGCCTGAAAGATTATTTGCATAAAACCAAATTGAAACTGAATGATTATTAGCATCTATAACATTATCAGGTAGTGTTACAACACCACTATTTGCAGTATAAGCAGCTGCACCAAACTTACCACCATTAATAGAATGTCCTGCAGCACCATCACCCTCGTATAATACTACTCCAAAATGTTCACTTGGTGTTAGTCCACCTGCTGCTAGTTCTGCTTGTAATAATTTATCATTTAAAGCCATTAGTCAAGATTTGGATAATCAAATGTAATAATTTCTTCTATAGTAATTAATTCATTGATCTCTATTTCTGTTGCGTTTGCTGTATCTCTTAATGTTTGTCGTTTACTTGTTATTTCGCTAGGTACTTCTGTCCCATTTTCCATTTCCCTTATAATATACCAATCACTTTTGTCAAGTTCAGTACCTACTCTATGATTAAAATTGCTTATTGCTTGTTCTTTATATTGCTCAATAGTTTTTGTCCAAGTTTTATTGACAATATCTTTTTTAAATACAGATGTAGCACTATCAAAATATATTTCACCTAAGTCGTGTATTCTTTCATCAAAATCTGCAGGAATAATTAAATCAAACAAACCTAATTCTTTTAGTTCATTATCAGATAATGCAGGTGCATTCATTATTGTACCTGTTGGTGTTTGTAGTGTGTGTGGCACTGATTGATGTATCGTGATTATGCCTTGATTATTTATTGCTTTCATAATTATTTCTGTATTACTGTATAATAATATTTATTTTCTTCTAAATATAAATCTCCTAATTCTTCTGTTTCTTTATCTATTTGTGGATCTACTATTGGGTAAAATCCTTCTTCTTCTAAAATTGCTATAGGTGAACTAGCAAAGTTGTACGTATATAAATTAACACCCTTCCAATAAGTAGGTAAATTACTAAATATTTTTATTTCACCATTTATATTATTTGCATACATATTAACTTCCTATTTTAGATATTGTATACCACGCTTCAGATGTTGATATAAATTTAATTTGTATTATATTTTTTGTTGAACTTGTATCATCATACGTACCTGATATTTTATTAAAAGTACCTGTACTTCCGTTTATGTTTCTAAGCGTTAAAGCATAAGAACTACCACCACCAGTTACTACTAATGTTTTAACTTTACCAATCACAACATTTGTAAAATCAACAGTTGCTGTATGACCAACAGTCCAAGTAAATACATCATATGCGTCTGTATCTAAAGTTATTGCTGCAGCACTTGATACAGCTTGTGCTGTTGTATATTCTGCTCCAAGTTTATCACTTGTTATAGAATCATTAGCAATTTTTGCACTCGTTATATTTGCGTCTACAACTGAAGCTGTAACTACTGCACTTGCTGCTAATTGATCTGCACCTACTGCGTCATCTGCTATCTTAGCTTGTGTTACTGCATCTGCAGCTATCATTCCACTTGCTACACTTCCTGTATCTCCTGTTGCTACAAATGTACCTGTTGCAGTTGGTAAGGTTAGTACTGCTGAACTTGAAGCACTATGTGGTGCTGCTTTTATCGTTTGATAATGAGCATTTCCAGTTTCACAATACATTCTTATTTCAGCTACATTACCAGTACCTGTTCTCATTTGTAAACTTCCATCATTTATTGTTACACCACCTGATGATCCGTTGCCACCTATTGTTAATGCTCCTGATGTTGCAGTCAATGCTGCACCTAATGCTACAGATGTACCACCTATAGTAACTGCATTATTAGTTAGAGAAAATTCTGTACCTGATAATGTCAATCCACTACCTGCTGTATATGTAGTGTTTGTATCTGTTGCAGCGATTGTTAAAGTATCACTTGCAGCTGTTGTCGTTAATGTTACGTTTGATCCTGCAGCTATAGTAAGCGTATCAGTAGCACTATCTGCGACTAAGTTATCTTGACCTGATACAGCTATTGTTTTGAAACTGTCAGTATTTGTATTTGTAGCTGCAATAGTTATAGCACCGTCAGCATTAGTTATGCTAACATTTGTTCCTGCAGTTAATAATGCGTTTTCAAATATTGAATTTGTATTATCATATATTAATACTTGACCTGCTGCAGGTGATGTAATTGTTGTGTCTGTTAAATTATTTAAACCTGCATTTAAACTAAATGTTGTTCCACCTAAACTTAATCCAGTTCCTGCTGAATAAGTTGTATTTGTGTCAGTTGCTGCAAAAGTTACTGTGTCTGATCCTGCTGCTGTAGTCAATGTCATATTGCTACCTGCTGCTAAAGTTAAAGTATCTGTTGCACTATCTGCCACTACATCAGATTGTCCACTTACTGAAATTGTTTTAAATGAATCTGTTTGCGTATCTGTCGCAGCTATAGTAAAGTTTGGATATGTACCACTAACTGATACATTGCTTCCTGCTGTTAAAGCAACCGTTTGATCAGGTGCTGTATTGGCAATCGTTAATGTACCTGCAGCGTCATCATAAGTTTTACTAATTGAAGCTCCTGCTACAACTAAATTTGCAACTCTATCATCTACTCTTTCGTCTGTAAAATATAAATTAGATCCTTCTGTTAAATTTGCAGTAGTTTTTGTAGCTAATGCAGAAGTAAATCTTGCAGTTGTGTAATAAAGGTTACTACTACCTTCGCCAATATCATCTGTATCTAATGTAATATTAGCACTACCATCAAATGATACACCGTTTATATTTCTAGCTGTTGCTAAAGTTGAAGCTGTGGACGCAGCAATACCTAAACCATCAACATAGGATTTTGTTATATGTGCTTGTACATCTGACGCACTTGCACCAGTGTACGTAATAACACCTGTCGAATTATTGTATGCTAAAGATCCATCACCACCTGCGTCTGTTACACTTATCAATCCTCTAACATCTGAATTCGAAGCACCAGTGTAAGTAAAAGCACCTGAACTATTATTATAACTAAAACTTCCTAATCCCCCTGCGTCCGTTGCAGATAAATCTGTTAAACTTATCCCTGATCCAGTATTTGCTATTGTAAAATTTGGGTACGTTCCAGTAATACCAATACCTGTACCACCAGTCAAACTTACTGTTTGGTCAGGAGCAGCATTTGTAATTGTAAAATTTGGGTACGTTCCAGTTATAGAAATACTTGTACCCCCAGTTAGTGCCACAGTTTGATCAGGGGCACTGTTTGTTAATGTTAACGTACCTGCACCATCATTATATGATTTTGTAAGTCCAGTTCCAACTTGTAATAAAGTATTTACTTGATCATCTACACGTTCGTTTGTATAATACTTATTTGTTGCTTCTGTTATGTCGTCTGTGTCTAGTGAAATATTTGCTGTACCATCAAAGCTAACACCTGCTATTGTTCTTGCAGTTTCTAAAGCTGTTGCAGTCGCAGCATTTCCTGTTGTAGATCCTGATGTACCACTTACATTTCCTGTTACGTTACCTGTTAAATTACCTGTGATATTTCCTGTTACATTTCCAGTAATTGTTCCACTAGCTGTTATCGTTCCTACAGATATATTTGGTGTTCCAGTTAAATTAGAAGCTAAACTTGCAGTACCAGTTAAGTTACCAGTAACATTACCAGTTAATGCACCTGCGAAAGCATTTGCTGTTATAGTTCCAGTAGCAGTAAGATCACCACCTGTGTTCATACTTAATCCACTACTGTTTCCTGAACCATCTGTAATAGCTTGTAAAGCTGCTGCTAATGCTCCGTTATCTCCAACCTTAATTAAGCTAGGATAAGTGCTACTTATTGAATTTCCAGTTAACGCTGCCATCTTTTTTTAATTTAGTATTTATATATTTTTTTAATTTTTTTAAATTTTTGTCTTTGATTTTATATTTTCTTATCATAATACCCACCCATTAAATAAATTATCTTTATCAGGATAAACATCTTCATTTGTGTTAGAATTATACTCTGGAAAGTTTGTATTATTAAAACTTAAATAATCTATCATTCTTCTTATATAATATTCTGCAAACTCTCTTTCTTTATTAACTAGATAATCTACTTCTGATTTTGATACGCTTTCAGCATTTTCGCTTACGTGCTTATATACTCCTGCATTTTTTACTTGATATGCAGCAAATGGTAGGTAATCCATCATAGCATAATGTATTAATGCAGGTTGCACATAATTATTGACTAATGTCAAATAGTGTCCTGCTAAATCGTTGTTTGTTATTTTTGTTTCTATTTTTTCATATAATTTTGTACCAAGAAAGTTTTGTATATGTATTTCTTGCGATATTTTTATATAGGGCAATATTTTATCCACATCTACGTTACCGTCTATGATTGTATTTTTCTTTAAGTCCTGTACTTTTATAAATAATACTTGTGCCATTTCTAAAATGCTTTACCTTTCGGTGTTTTAAAATCTTTCTTTTTATCAAAACCCCTGTTAACCATATCTCTAGGTCTTGTTGCTACTTTTTTATTGTTAGTTTCAGGTGTAAAACCTTCTTGTTTTGCTTTACTAACACTTGACTTTGATCTAGGATTTTTAGGATCAGGGCTTACTGTTTTACTCATATAAACTCTACGTTCCCAGTAGTGTCTACAAGATCCACCACCTTTATATAACCATATATCATAAGTATCTGCTCCACCTTTTCCCCAACCTTTGTTAACTGGCTTACTAGTTAACTGTTGTATATCTTCTTTTCTATATATCTTATTAGCTTGTACCATTTTTCTACAAAACTCTCTTGTATCACCGTCAAATTCTTGTGGTGCATATTGGTATCTTACTTTATACTTCCAACCTTTTTTATTTTCACCATCTTGATCACTTTTTGCCATAGGTCTTGCAGATCCAGTAGAAGCTAACTCTAACTTTTTATTTAAATCATCATCTATGTCATAATCTACTGGTGCTGATTCTACTAATTCCCATTCTTCTAAATCTTCATCTTCTCCTAAAGCAATAAACTCACCTAATGCAGTTACTTCAGATAACTCGTTTCTATCTGTTTCTACTCCTGTTTCTTCTTCTCTAGTTTCATCATCTACAATATTACCTTCTAAATCTGTAAATTCTAAAGGTTGTAATGTTTTAAAATATAAGTTTAGAGAAATATTATTAAAAGCTAGTATAGAATCTAATGCGTCTAATATATATTCTTGCTGTACTCTTATTACCATATTATCAAAGAGTATACTTGCTTGTTTTAACTCATCTGCGTTTGATCCTAAGCCATTATTTCCTGTTCTAATACCTAATAGTAGTGGCGAAGATAATCTGTGCCCTACGAGGATCTTATTTGTAGATTCATCACTTAAAAATTGATATTGATTGTGTGCGTCTGATAATTGTACTGGATCTACAGTTGCAGCACTTTCAGAATTGTCATTAAATGCTAATATAAATTTACCTGCGTTACTTGTTCCACTAAACTTATCATAAATACGTCTTTCTATTAATTCTCTTGCTTCTTCATCAGGAGTACCATTGTTAAAATTTAATAACATAGTGGGACTTAATCCTGTTTGTATATTATTAATATGGTAGTTTGCAACTTCTGCTTCTAACTCACAATATGGTAACGCACCTTGATATGTAACTGGTGTGTAGTAAAAATAACCTGCTCTGTATGGTTTAATACACAAAATCTCTATTGCATTATTACCACTACCAAATGCAGGTATTCTTTTTGCTTCGTCTCTCGGTGTATATTTTGACCAATCGTGAAAATAATAAAAACCTTTTATCTCACCATTTTTATCAGCTTTTTCTGCACGTAAAGTTTGTACTGGAAAATGTTCTACCTTCACAATTTTACTACGGTCTACATTATAGTATACTTGTAATGTAGCTTGTCCTAATAAATAAAAATCAGAACATATTTTTTTTAACTCATCTTTTTTAAATAATGTTACTGCTTCTGCATAAGCCAATGGCTTTTTATTGCTGTTTGTTGCAGCTAAACCTTTACCGTATATCATTTCAGTTATACCGTTAATAATTGCATTATTTGTAGGACTTCCTTGATATTGGTCTATTAGGAATTGGTAATAATTATTATCTTCACCGTATGCTACAAACTTATCTCGTTTGTTTTCTGTAATCTTTGGTGCTGTATATGTATTTAAATTTACTACTCTAATTTTGCTCATTAGCTTATTATTATATAGTCATCATCAGGATAACTTGTTGTTTCTGTATATACTCCGTTGTTAATTGTGTAATAGTCATTGTTTGATTGATCTATTGTTTGATCAGTACAAAATACTTTATCTAAATATACATCATTTTCAGATGAAATTATATTTTCCCAATTTTCTGTAGCTGCTTCCCATTTAGTTGTAAATTGATTCCACAAAGCACCTATACCTTCTATAATTTTTAGATCATAAAACCTACCTTCTACTAATGTGTATGTAGTAGATACTGTTGCATTGTCTTTTACTCTTGTTAATGTTACGTTTTGTGTTCTAGTAGTAGTATTAGTGCTGTTATCTCTTATAGATACAGTAACACTTGACGGATATGCTCTCGGTGTAAATGTTAATGTTTGTGCAGCAGCACTAGTTGTTAGAATCTTCATAATTATATAATAAAAAAAAACTTATTTTTTACATAATAAAAAAGGGAGATTATAAAACCCCCCTTTCTAAACACACAAAAACAAAAAACTGTTATGCTGTTGGATCTATTTGCGTTGAACTTTCTAACGCAGTAACTACCGATCCAGTTATAAATAACGGTGGTATTACTTCCGTTGCAGTAAACGTCAATGTGAAACCACTTAAATCTGCATATGCTGCACCACTAACAATAGTTCCTGCAGTTAATTCAGCTCCTTGATGGAATCCGATCATAAAATGATTAGCACTATTATCTGTGTCAGGATTAACACTAGAACTCATTACTCTATTGTTGTCCTGTACTACAATGTGTGGTCTTGCAGCTGCTATTAGTTTTATTTCTTCTTGCGTTGCTGCGTCTAAATGTGTAAACGTCAATTCTAAAGTTGTTTCATAAACTGTAGTACCAGTATCTCTTGAACTAATAATGTTAGTTGTCATAGAACTAGTAGCGCCTTTTAAGTCATA